GTTTTTTCTCTGCAACCTTGTCCGCAAGGTCATACGCCTTGTCTACTGCACTGCGATATCCCGCGGTGGTGCTTCCCTCTGCGTAATCCCTCATAGACATCATATTGTGTGCTACTCTTGCTTTGCTTTCACTGATTGTGTAATAAATTCTTTCCATAGCTTTTCTCCTCTCATTCTATCCACTCCCCCGGCTCTATACCGAGTTTTCTGCATACTATCTCACTGTAATGGTAAATATGGTCAAACGGGTGCCAAATCAATCCGAGTGCCATGCTGCTATCGGGTATGCTGCTCATACAGCCGCCTATGTCGTCTCCGTAGTAGTCCGCCTTGTCAGCATTTTTGGGAACGACATTGATCTCATCTCCAAAATTGATAATGTACTCCCCATTTATGAATACCCTGCACTCGCCTTGTGTGGCGCTTGCCCTTGTGCGCTCCGTCGTAACATCTATGCTATTAAGTATGTCACGCACCCTCTCTGCCTCTTCAAGACTCTTAAAGTACCTAGTCTTAAACTCTCTCTCAATCGTGCTGTACCGTTTATCCTGCGGCCTCTCAGCAGATCTGACGGTATCATTGTCCACGATTGCTTTTAGTCCCCCGCCATGCTTCTTAGATGCAACCGTGACGGAGTGCCACTGGATTCCTGTTGGAGTCAGCTCATAGTCCGTCGCCTCCTGTTCCGTTAGTTCGTGATCGTAGTCGATATAGCCCCACGCTTCCAGGCCAATCTCTTCGCAAAAGATTTTTGTCTCAAAATTGCAGATTTCCTGCGCCCCATTTTTAGGATAACTCCCTAGCATTACGGGGCGCTGTGTGCTGTAATATCTATATTTCATGTTCTATTCCTCCTCATTTGGCCTGTCTCATCAGTGCCGGTGGGCCAGTTCCGGCGGACGCCCTGGTGGACGTTTCGACTAATCAGAAAGTTCTTCAAGCATCTCCTCTCGGCCGGGGCATTACGCCCCAGCTATCATGCAATTTAGTCCCATTCATCGTCTTTGTCCACGTCTTCGTATCTGTCACGATAGTCCAACATGTTCTCTGCGTTCTCTGCTTCTTTTAGCTCTGGGTGCTGAGCGAGGTATTCGAGTATCTCATCCTCAAGAGCTGCTAGCCCAGTATTGTAATAGATGTCGTCCTCCTCTCCCCATATCGTTCTTATGAACCTTGCCACATTATCGTCGCACTTTGCTGCGAGGTATCTTGCTGCCGGATTGCAAGTCTCTCTACCGTACCCTACGCCAACATGGTCGCCGTCGTTGTAATTGCGGTAGCTTATCATTGAAATAGCTCTGATGATTTCTCCAGCGATTGTTGGCGCTTTGCCGGAAGCAGGTACAAGTTCCTCAAATAATGCATTTATCTTTTCTTCTCTTGTCGTCATTGTCTTATTCCTCCTCTTTGTGTGTTCTGCCCAAAGTTTCCAATGATGAATTTTTATTGTTTTTCTGTGACTTTACTATAACATACCTACCTACCGTGTCAATATGTTTTTATTGATTTTTTGAAATATTTTTGCAAATCATTCTTTTCAGATATAAAAACGAGGCGTCTCATCTGATCGCCTCGCCGTTTCAAATTATCAAGTTATAGCTGCTGGTAACAAGGTGCTAGAAGTGCAGTTTATTGGCTAGAATCACCTTCTGGGCTTCTTCCTTCGGTTTCAATCAGGCGTGCCATGTTCAACAACGCTGATCCATGTACCTTGTGGACTCGGCGGAGATAACTATCTTTCTTTTCCTCATAGTCATCTCTCCCTCCAAACATCAATTCTGCGACGACATTCCAGCTCTCTCTATCGAAATACCTGATTCGGATAACCGCCCGCTCGTCAGAGTGTCGCAACTGCACCAATATTTTCTCAATCGCAGTCCTTTCTCGGCCTTGCTCCTCAACGGACTTCCGAATTACTGTTTCGAGCTCCTCTTTCTGGCCAAGCATCTCTGCAATTCTATCTCCAATCGGTCTCGGTGCTTTGGGCGTATCGGTAATAACCTGAGCTCCCACTCCCGTCATCTTGAACGCAAGCCGTTCCAAACGCTCTATTTGATTGTCGATATCCCGTTCCTTCTCTCGGTAGTTGTTCAGTCGCTTTTTGACAGCAGCAACATCATATCGTTTTTCATCCATATCAGGAAGCCCAATCACCCCGCTCTCCTCCTTAGATATTTTAATAGGCTTTATCATTTCTATATCTAGTCTTCGCCATCATAAAGTGAGTAGAAATATCTATCTCTAGGAGTTTCCAGTGCTTCCGTATCCTCCGCGGTCAGGATTTCCGAGGGTTTCAACCTGCTCAAACTCGATCCGGTCTTCCTGCTTTACAAGACGGAATTGGCAGATTCTCGTTCCTTTTGGAATCTCCGTATGGCGAATCGCTACCGCCGGGAATCCCCAAATATCTCCATCTCCGCAATAGCTGTGTTCAATGACAGCCATGCTATTTGCCATGATGATGCCATAGTTTTTGCACGTTGAGGATCGTGGCAGGATGTTGGCATAATAGCCCTCTGGCAGTTCCATTGCTACCCCGAGTGAAATGATCTTAAATTCAAGCGGGTCCATGACGACATCTTCTGCGGTGAATAGGTCAACCCATTCACCATGACTTACAGGCATTTTATTTCCATGCGTATTGATTTTTACTTTCATGCTTGTTCAGTCCTTCCAAGGAAATTCAGTAATAAGTGTATCGCCCCAAATATTCAAAAGGCTGTCCTTCATAAAAACCGGCTTCCCATTCGCGCGGAGGGCATCGACTATTGGATCAATCCATTTGCGTTCCGGCTTAATCTTGCCATTTCTATATCCGGTTTCGGCCCCCAAAATCGCCCATTCCGTTTTTTCTGCTATGCCATCTGCGCCTGCTTCAAACGGCTCAAGAATCGGCTCAATGCTGATGAAGGTATGATGCTCCTTCGACCAGAAAGCATCCTGGTTCGGCTTTTCAAGAGTTGTCCCGTACCACATATTGTCATTTGCCGGGAGTTTTCCGGCCCTTGCGAGGTCAATATACCGCTGTGGGTTTTTCGTGAGGAACAGGTATCTGTGCTGCGGCGCTTTTTCGCAGGTAGCAAACACTTCCTCTATCCAGCTATCCGGCACCCAATCCCCGAACAAATCAGCCATACTGCAAACGAAAATGTTGCGGGGCTTCTTCCAATGCTGGGGCTTGTCCAGCAGATATCGGTGGAAGGTTGGGTCAAATTCAAACGGATAAGGCGCATTACGCCCCATATCGTAGTTGTAAATAGGTATATCAAGGCAGTGTATTTTTCCCTCTGCTTCCGTGCACCACTGGCACTCACGACCCACTGTCTCGTTAACGTGGGTTTCACTTGCTCCGCCGAAGCGTTCCGCTATCTTCCGGGCGTAGCAATATTCGCACTCGTGAAAGCAGCCGGTTACTGGGTTCCATGTGCTGTCACACCATTCTATTTTTGTTTTTTTCATAATGCCTCGGCCTCCTGTTTATCATCTGTGGATTCCTTCTTTTTGTCGAGTTTATACAGCCGACATAATTTCTTGTCCAAAACGATTCCACCCGTTATGTGATATTTTTTATCAAACGTAATCTGGCCAATCGTGTGGGCCTCCGTATGATGCACTCTACACAACGGTTGCACCAGCATACCTTCATGGATAATATCTTCCCTGTCTCTACCGGTTCCGACATGATCCACATGGTGAAGATCCGTAGGTTTACCGCAGATGCAGCACTTCTTCGCAACAAGGCAGGCGTACAAATAGTCCTGAATGTCATCTACAAAATCAAGCAAAGGAATGCTACACGGGATGTCCCAATCCAGCATGAAATGAATCAGGAACCTCTGGAAAGCGCACACGAGGCTCATTGGCGCATTGGAGAGAGAAAACATTTGGTCTGCTGTCTCCTGCAAGTCTTCTGTGAGGAACTTTATTTTCATATATTCCTTGGTAGGATCAAGTCCCATACCGCTGAAATTGGCTATGTCTTTCAGCAATACATAACATGTTCTGCGTTGCTTTCCGGACAACGGGCGGCCATCAATCAGTTGAATATTGCATTCCCGGTATTCTCGCTTGAGCATCATAGGCCAGTCTTCATATTTGGCACGAATCAAGACTTCGCCGGTTCTCTCGTCGTAATCTACAATCTTGCCTCTCACAACATCAATTGGGCTTTTCATGTACGCTCTCCTTCCATGTTCCTACAAAAACAGAATAACTATTTCGACATTTCTAATCTTCTATTTCATCTTCCGGCTCGTCATATTCATAGGCGTCTTCTGCGTCGGTAGTTTCTTCCGGGCTTTCCGTATCATCTTCGTCAAAAATTTTTTCAAGATCTGCTACAACAATCTCTTGGTTATCATTCTTTCCAATCACATAAAGAATTTCGCCGCAACTCTCACATTCAATAGACACTCTCTCAATATCATCCCGGCCATCCCCAACGCAAATAATGCGATGGCCAACATGATTCTCTAGCACCCATCCTGCACAATAAAACGTATTAGCTGGAGGAACAAGCGAGGACAGCACAATTTGGTCATCATCAGTTCGTAAAGTGTAATTATCATCTACTTCTTCAACAACATGCATCTCCTGGCCGATAAGCTGTTTCAATCGCTCAAAACGAGCAATTACTTCACTATCCTCTTCAGGCTCATCTCTGCCGTTGTCCTGTGCCACGCCATCGGATAGCATTCTTGGCCCTTCTACCAAACAAGCAGTTTCAGCGCAGTTGCTTGTTTCATTGTCGATGACTTCACCATTTTCATCGAAAAAATTTATCTGCCCTATGTCAATGGGGCGCATTACATAACAGCCAGTTTCTGGATCAACTACTAACTCATATTCGCCAGATAAAGAGCCTGTCTTCTTTTCTTTGCGCTGGATGATAGCAGTGATAATATGCTCAAATTTCGGTTTCGTGATTTCTCTAGTTCTATGCTCTCCAATAACAGACAGGTCTGGGGCTACATCGCCCTGCATTGAGATTTTGACCTTCACATTTATTTCAGCCGTGTCTTGTTCTGTTTCTACCATTCCCCGCAAAGTGCTGGCTAATACTTCATCAAAATCTGAATGTAGAGAGCTGAAAGTATCGCTCTTCAGGGATAACAACATATCATTCTGGTACATATTCATTTCCTCCTATTTTGTGTTTTTTCTAATAAACTCGTTTCGGCAGTCTTCCGAGCAAAAGTCTTTATATTCACCATTTACTTTCGTGCAAATCCAGCCTTTTTCGCGGAGCTCTGCTCTATGTGCTTTTGAGTCAATGTCCTCACTGTCAAAGGGGAATGACTCTGACCGGTGGCAGTTATCACACGAGTAAACAGCGTCTCCTTCCCACCAGCCAGTGAATTCTAGGTCCCTGCTCATCTATCTTCACCCCCTGTATCTCGTTTTCCATCAGTTATCCACATTATCCACAGTATCCACAGTATTTTCCACATGGTAAATTATTGTCAAGAAAACATCTCCGCTTCCCTAATGGTAACGACAACCCGCGGCTCGTGGCTGTAAAATCTCCTAATCTGAAGATCGACCACCTGCGTGTCGTCATTATAGGCTACTTTATTCAGCGCATCTAGGTAGCACTTAATCACATTATCGGCGTCTGGTTTTTTGATGGGACGTATCTTTTTTTCCTCCATCAACTTCTTTCTTTTTTTGGATGTGCTTTTTGGAATCCCGTAATATGCAATGATTCGCACATCAAGTTGTGCATCTGCTGCAAACATGAAGTCTTCGCACTGCCTTCTGTATTCGACTTTTATCAGGTTTTCGTAGGAAACCGTCTTATCCGGTGTGTACGTCTGCACGTATTTGCCCACATTCCTAAACCGGGGACGGCCCTTTCCGGTTGGCTCTCCGAGCACAGTAAACTTAACCATTATCTTCTTCCTCGTTCGGATTTTGGAGCTGATACCCGACATAATATTCGTAGCTCCTGCTATTTTTCTTCTTTCGAACCGGCTTGACTGTATACCCATTCTTATACAAAATAGATGCAACAGCTATCCGATCTGCTTCGTTTCCAATTTTAAGGTATCCCTGATGTCCAATGTGGTCCATAAATTTCACATCCTTTCATGCTTTCATCCTTCAAGCAGGCTCTCCATTTCGCCGAATCTTTTGGAAGCCTCCCGCTTCCTCCAGCTAGTCCCGGTGAATTGCATGGGATAACAAACTTCGAAGATCCTATCGTAAATTCTGCTGTAGCGGATATCGCGTTCTTTCTTCATTTCATCAAGCGTGAGGTTCGTGGTTAGAATCATAGGCAACTTTTTCCGGTAGCGGCTGTCAATGATGTTGTAGACTTTTTCCAGAGCATAGTCCGTGCCCCTTTCGGCCCCAAGGTCATCAAAAATGACAAGCTTGGCATATCCAAAGCGATTAAGAAGGTCTGATTCTTGGTCATAGCTAGACTGGATAACCTCAAGGAGCTTCACAAACGAAGTCATAATTACGGGAACTCCCCGATTGAGAAGAGAGTTCGCAATGCAGGCCGCAGCAAAACTTTTTCCAGTACCAACATCGCCCCATAAAACCAATCCCTGGTTCTTCTCCACCATGAGGTCAAACCGTTCGGCGTATCGCTTGCAGAGCTGCAAATTTCGCTCGTTGTATTTATTGATCCTGAAATTTTCAAAGGTCGAATTTTCGAACTTTTCATCAATCAAACTTGCAGCTCGCAGCCTGTGAATTCTCTCCATGTCTTTTGCATCCTGTTCGGCTTTTTTTCTTCTCGCTTCTTCGTCTTTCTCACATTTACACATTTCTATGACCAACAACTTAGAGCATGTCGTGTTCCCTTGCAGCTCGATCCACTTCTGCCTTGGCTCTCCGCACTTTCCGCAAATAAGGACGCCTTCTTCATTTACATAATCTCCAGGATTTTTGACCTGGTTATCTAGCCCGTTCTTCGCTATTCGTCTTATAGCGTCATACGGGTTGAACATGCCTTCTGACATCAAGAATCATCCTCCCATTCTTCAAACGGATTGCCGCTCTGTGGGGCTTGCTCCGCAGGAATTTCAACCTTCTTGGGCAAGTAATCGAGGAACGGGAGATTATCGCCTAAAAAAGTTTTTGCGTGCTTAATGTACTGGGTTTCAGTCTTCAGCTTCCTGCATCTTTCGGAATACGCAATTGCTGCAGTAATAAGCTCTTCGCTGGAGTATCCGTCTTTTCTGCGTGCCTTGTATTTCTTATAGGCTTCTCCTCTACCTTCTTTTCTCGGATATGCGTTCCAGAATTCCTCGAATTCAGGCGTGGTTCTGATCTCTTTCGAGGATTTTGCCGGTTCTGGTTTTTCTTCTGGCTGCTCAGCCGTGCCGAAAAGCGAAATCTGAGTGTCAGCCCGCTTTTCGGCCGTTTTTGAAGCTGGAACTTTTTCTGCCTGCTTCGTCTTCCGGCTTTCGGCCTTGCGCTTGGCATCTTTTTCCCTGCGTTCCATCGCCTTATACCATTGCTCCTGCCACTGGTCCCAATCGTGAATATACAGCTTTCCCGGTTCAGGTTCGTCCAGCCATCTTGTACTTACGAGAGCGGCCACAACGTCAACATCTAACCCGCTTACTAGCTTCACGGTAAACGCTTCCAAAACATCCTCTTTGTCGGCGCTTATCAGCCTTCCATCCTTATCAGCGTTATTGAGGCCCCACAGCCATAAAGAAACAAGTATGCCAAGGGCCTCCTCTTGTGTGCGACCCAGTTCCTTCGCAAGCTCTCGGAGCTTGCCACCAATCACATTGTCATGTACACTGACCCATGCCATTCTATCACCCGCCTTTATAGCGCCCGTTCATCTCCAACGCTTCTTATTCGGTAGCCGCCTCTTCTTCATCTTCGCTTTCTTCTTCATCTTCATTCTCAGCTTCGTTTTGTTCTACGGCCATCGCTTTGATTTCATCGACCACTTTGTCAAAAACCGAAACCGGCATTCCATTAGTGGACTCATACCCATGGTCGACAATCACCTTTTTCAAGATTTCATTTGCATTGTCACCGAAAACTTCTTTTGCTAGCTTAAACAAGGTCTGGCGTTGTTCTTGAGAGATAGCTGGATCTTCCTTTTCTGCGTCAATTATTTCGCTCGCTTCCTCTACAACTTTGTACTCGCATGGAATTGCACCTGATGCAATCATTTCATCCTCTGAGTACAGCCCTTCATAATCTTTCGGGAAAGCCTCTCTCACGCACTGAGAGACAGCCACCTTGGAAATCATAGTTGCAGGCTTTGTCTTCCAGTTAGCCTGCCCCTTATTATATTCAGAAAACGCAACCTCTTTATAGGCGGATCTTTCGACTCCATTTCGTAAGAAATGAACTCTACACCAACCACCAATGAGCGTTTCACCTGGATAAAGGCAGCAGCCTTCTTTCTTTACAATCTCATTTTTCCGCTGCACAACAATCCCGTCTTCTTTGTAGAGATAGTCAGGGTGTTCGAAAGCACGGCGCAGATATGCGCCTTTGCCAACCACCAACTGAGCGGGCTCGGAACCAAATTTAATACAATAAACCTCTCCAGTGACCAGTGGATTCAACCGCTGCGTTTTGCAGGTGTTCATAAAAAATACGATTTCCTGATCGGTAATTTTTTCAGGGTTCCCTCTAACAAGATAGTTTTTAACAAATTGCAAGTCTAACTCTACATGAGCGCCAAGTACATCATAGCTCACTGCTAATGCATTTTTTTCTGCTTTACTCAATGCTGTAGATTCCATTTTAGATCCTCCTAATTAATTTGATTTTCAGCGTTCTCTTTTCTAAGCGCGGACGCTAATTGAAACCGCTTCTTCATACTGGATTCCCGGAATCTGGATCGTGCCTTTAGATTCCTTGATAAGCCGCATAACAGCTCTTTCGTCTACAGGACGAATTTCAGTTCCGCCAAAAAAAGCCGGAACCTTGGAACTGTCAATGCCTGTAATTTTCCAAGTTTTGCTCTGAGAAATACCTTCAGCCTTCGGAACATTTGCTTTAATGCCCCCGCCAACAGACAGGTCATCCATGACTTCTGCTTCAGCCATGGCGTACTCCGCGCTCACCATATCTCCTGCGGCTTCGGCTGCGGCCGCTTCGGCAAGCTTCCTCTCCATTTCCTGTTGGGCAAGACGCCGCATAGCCTCTTCCTGCGCCTTACGTTTGCGTTCCTTCTCGGCTAGGTAGCCGCTCATCTTTCCTTTTAAGATTTTTTCCGCAGATTCAAGAGGTTCGAGCATTTCCTTCTTGTGCCCAAGGATCTCGTCGTATGCTGCCTTCGCAGAAATGCGAAGCGGTTCCCAATACTCTTTAACTTTTTTCTGCATCTGCTTCACAGATTTGGTCATATCTCCGGCAGCTGCATAATCGCTGTCGTTGATGATAGCCACCATCTGAGCCTGTTGTTCAATTGAGCTGGCTTCTCTTGTGAGTTTTTCCTCCTCCGGCTCCAGAACAAGGGCATTGTTCCCAATAACTGCTACTACTTCATCCATGCTAGATCATCCTTTCATTTATTTTGACGATTCAATATAGTCATATACCGTTTTCAAAGCACCAAAGACGCGCCACCGTTCCGCATCGTTTACAGGATAATCCCGGTAATCATAATCTCCATTCTTCTTTAGATGGAGGATCTTCTTCGCCTGAATGCTGACGCCCATCTTACCAAGCGCTTGAGCATAAGCTTCTAACTGAACTCCGCAAGTCATATCGCTAATGGCATAAGTGCTTTTGTAATCTACAAGCGTGAGCTTCCCGTCAATATAGGCAATCAAATCGGCAGTTCCTCCATACTTCATTAACGGATTGCAGATTCTTACCTCGGAACCAACGATAACGGGATGGTACTTGTTCCACCAGGACCAAAACGCATTAAAATAGCCCATGCATTCTTTTGGGATATCCTCAATCCCAAATTTCAACCAGTTTTCAATCGAATTGTGGACCGCCGTTCCTTTGTCGGCAGCCTTGTCAAGTGTGTTCTTGCTTATTCCCGAATAATGCGCGCTGGAAAGCGGCTTCATGATTGCTGACACGCTCGGGATCTCCAGCCCGTCAAGCCTATATGTGTGAGTCGGGTCATCAAACTCAAGGCCATCTAAAATCAGCTTTTCTTTCACACTATCTACTGCATCCATCCAAAGCACCTCCTTCTCCTGCGCGATTCCATTCTCCGCCAAGCATCGGTATCAGAACGCAATACGGCAGATTGTCAATACACTCCTCACAATAAACGAGATCATTAATAGTGGCATATTCCTCGCCTTCGACAATTGGCCGCCCGCAATGATGGCAAGCTAAAGTCGAGGAGCCCGGAAAATTTGGACATCTTGAATGACATGGAGTCATCCCGCATACTTCGCACATTGCTTCATTCCTCCTAACAAAATTGATTATATTTTTGCGCAGCATCATATTGCTCTCCGCCTGATTCACCAAGTACTGTCTCCCACTCTGCCTGCTTTTCTATAACCGACCGGCTATATTTGCTGCTGGCCACGCCTCTGCTGAAATAGCGATTATATGCTCCTCTTTCTCCGCAGTTATACGCAACCAAAGCCTTGCTCCAATCGCCATATTTTTCATGCAGATTTCCGAGCATGAAAACGCCAGATTGTAGATTTTGATATGGATTCGTTAAATCGGTTACTCCGATCTCAGCTTCAAGCCAGCTACAATTTATAAGATTGACCTGCATGTACCCATAGCAATTGCCATTTCTAGCATCTGGGCTGAACGAGCTTTCCGTCTCGATAACTGCAAGGGCAAGCGGATAAGGAACTTGATACTGTTCACACCATGCATTGAGACAGCATTGGATATCTCGGTCGAGCGGAATGGCGTCTGAAAAATGCTCATTCATTGAAATGTTTGCTTCATTCTCAAAAATAAACTGATACTCATAATTTCGCTCCTCCTGTCCTGTGGCCAATCCAATATTCGTAGAGGCAAAAATCAGTGTAAAAGCTGCCACAGTTGCAATTCTTCGCGCCTTTATTCTGTTTTTACGCTTCTTTGTTCGGGTCATAATGCCCCCTCCTTTTCTCGTCTCTGCAACTCTCCACAAAAAGGGTATAGGTCAATCAAATCAAGCCGAGTGATGGCTTTCTCTAAATCTTGCGTATTCGTGATTCCGTATTCTTCACGCAAAATGGTGAGTAAATCTTCTGTTGGATTTTCCATCTATTTGCCCCCATTCAGCGCGATCCTGCCTATGGTCTTCAACTCGCTGATCGTCTTGGCAAGTTCATCAAGATAGGCAATGATTTCTTCCAGTTCCGGCTTTTCATCTTCGCTGATGACACCATCTTCCGCTATATCAAGTAGCTTATCCTTGATGCCGTCTAGTTCTTCCACCTTCAGCTGTTTTAAGAGCTTTATAGTTACACGATCAACGTTAAGCAACTCTTCGGACAAGGAATGTCGATGTCCTATCGGACATTCGTGGAGGCAATAATAATTGAGCAAATGCGGCGCATTGTATCGGTCCGCCATGAGTACGGCTTTATCAACCGGCATACACTTTGATAAACCAAGTTCAGCATCTGCCAGAGAAGAAACGGACATTCCAAGTTGCTCTGCTGCCCTTTCTCTGCTACACAGCCTGTCGTCGTATTCAGCCGCCTTTTTCCTGGCCTCATACCAAGGGTTTCCAGCGGCTTTCGTGGCTTCGCGTCCCATTTTTTTTACCTCCAAATTGCTATATAATAATCTTGCATCCAGTAAAACAGGGCGAGATTTTACCTGCGTGTCGGCCCATTTTCCCAATCGGCAAAAATCATTGGATAAATTAAATTTTTCCAACTGGTAAAGACAAGACAAAAAGAAGCGTACCAATATGGCAAGAAAAATTGGAAACAAAATATTTTACCAACTGGTAAAATCGAAGCAGAAGGAACCCACGCATTCGGTAAGTCAAGACGATATTTCACCAGATTATCAGTCTATTTTGCCAATTGGCAAAATTCCGTCAAAAAGGAATTCGTTCATCTGTGCAGGGGATAGCTCCAAAATTTTAGACAGCTCAATCTTCTCAACGTCAGAAAAACGAATATGGCCGGATTCCTTTTTTCGGTAGTTCGCAACTGATATGCCAAGCTTGTCAGCTACATATTTCTGCTTATATCCAAGCCGTGCGCGGGCTCCTTTGATTTCTAGCGGTTTCATGTGGATCTTCACCTCCCAGTATGACCTTTTTCTGTCTTTTGTTTACCGTAACTATATAATAAATTACCAACTGGTAAAAGTCAATATGTTTTCGGTGATTTTTAATAAATTTTGTTGCGGAATTTACCAGAAAGATATAAAATGTGGACAGCACCTTACAGAAGCAGAAAAGGAAGGAGTGGAGAATCGTTGGACTATGCAGTTTTCAGGGAAAATCTTGGCATTCTTGTTGACAGGACTGGAAAAACTCTACAGGAACTTGCCGAAGAACTCAATATAAGTACAGCTACCCTATCACGCTATCTTGCAGGCGACAGAACGCCAGAGCTTTCTTATGTCATAAAAATCTCAAAGTACTTCAATATATCTCTTGATTGGCTTTTGGGGCTAAGGGGTGATGATTTGGAGCTATTGCCTCAGGAAATTCAGGAAATAGCTATATTATACTCTGTAGCAGCTAATGATGACAAAAGGGTGGTCCGAACTATCTTAGGCAAGTACAAACAGGAGGACTCAAACTATGACCTATCAGGAGCAAAAGCGGATAAGTGGTTCAGAAAGGCAGCAAAACGAACCAAGTAAACAGGGCAATATTTTTTCGAAAGCTTTAATCCAAATCTACCCCCCAGTAGATCAATTTGATTCATCTATGTCTCCTCTTATTTGCATTGGACAAGATGTTTCACTTGCCAGCAAATCGGGCCGAATCATTTTTTCTGGCATTTTTTCATCGCCAGCTGGCCAGATTGTTTTCATCCTTGCTGATCAAATCCCTGGGTACGATATACCAGCTGCCATCGAGCGAATTAAAATGCTCGGCAGCGGATTCATGGATTCTATTGCTGAAGACTACACCTACAAAGTTACGGGACAAGCGTTACGGGTCATTGACATCATGGCCAACCATAACTATCTCACGTTTTCAGACGGTCCAAAGTTATCTCGGAGTATTGACCGTTGCATTTCAGATGGAAAATTCGTCTTACTATGCGCGGATAAGTCAAATCACAAACATCTTTATTGAATGAACCAGTGTGGCAGGGTATCGCTTCTGCGTATCCTGTCGTATTTTTTTAGTGAGGTTTTCATTATGGCAACAACAATTTCGGATAAAATCAATAAAGCAAAGGTTGCAATCTATATTCGTGTATCGACACGCTATCAAATCGACAAGGATTCGCTTCTTGTACAGCGGCGAGAGCTCGTCGCTTACACCGAAATGGTTCTTGGCATCTCTGACTATGTTATTTTCGAGGACCCTGGCTACTCTGCAAAAAACACAGACCGGCCAGATTATCAGCGGATGATGGATCGGCTTCGCACTGGCGAATTCACGCATTTATTAGTGTGGAAGATCGACCGCATTAGTCGGAATCTGCTAGACTTTGCCTCAATGTACGACGAACTCAAAAAATTGGGCATCGCCTTTGTGTCCAAGAACGAGCAGTTCGACACCAGCAATGCCGTAGGCGAAGCCATGCTGAAAATCATCCTGGTCTTCGCCGAGCTAGAGCGCCAGATGACATCCGAGCGTGTCACCGCAGTTATGCTGTCCAGAGCCAACAACGGCCAGTGGAACGGTGGGCGGGTTCCGTATGGGTACGACTATGACAAAACACTCAAGCAGTTCGCCATCAATTCGCAGGAAATGCACGTGTGTAACATAATCTGGGACACTTACGAACAATATCAATCTCTTCTTTACGTTTCGCGACATCTTAATTCGCTCGGAATACGCACCAGAGCCGGAAAAGAGTGGTCGCCTACCGGAATACACAAAATCTTGACCAACGTGTTTTATACTGGCGACTATCTCTACAATGTCCACAGTGATGGTAAAGGCAGCATCAGGCGCAAGGAATCAGAATGGGTCACAATCAAGGATCACCATGAACCAGCAATCACCAGAGAGCGGTACGAGCGTATCCAATTTATTCTGAAACGAAATAAGCGAGGAGGAGCAGATGTGAACGAGACGCGCATCAACAAAAACATTCATATCTTCGGTGGCTTGATCCGTTGCGGCGTATGCGGAAGTACCATGTCTGCCACACTTGACCGCCGCAGAGCTGATGGTTGGAGGCCTTCCATCTACGGATGTTCAAGACGCCGCAAAAACTCTGCTGCCTGCTTAAACAAGTATGTATCGGACAAAACACTCGGGCCATTCGTTTTCAACTATATCGCCAACATTATCAGAGCAAAAAGCAACGTCTCTGCCAGTACGCCTATCGAAACGCTCGAACGTAAGTTGCTCCGCGGAGACGCTTTCAGTGAGGTCGAGCACATTGACAATGACTCACTCAAACTGATGCTAGAATTGCTGCTTCACGGAAGTACAGGCATGGAATATCTGCCTCCGGTCATCAACAGCGATTCTTCCCACATCAACGAGCGCGATATTCTGGAGGATCGCCGACGAAAGCTAGAAACAGCCCTGAACAGACTCAAGGCGCTCTATCTTTATGGTGATGAGGATACGTCAGAGAGCGACTATATTATCCAACGCGAGGAAATGGTCAATGAGCTGACCGAAATCGAAGCCAGACTCGCGGAAATCCAAGAGAATGATGCAGGCGCGCCAATCACTAGCGATGAGTTCATCCAGAAAGCCAGTTACTTCATCATGGTAGAAAAGTTGCTGGATAATCGCTATATCGACTACGAGAAATATATACGTCGAATCGATCCTAGTATCCCGAGGAGCTTTCTTCATACCATCATCCAAGAAATTAAGGTCATCGACGGACGGGTTACTTCCATAACCTTCAAAAACGGCATGACTCATAAATTCACATACAAAACGCCGGAACAAGGCTCTGTATAAACTGCAAAACAAAATCAAATACTGCCTCGAACCTACACAACGGCTCGGGGCAGTATTTGTTAATATTCAGGTTATGTCGCCTAAAAAAATTGTATTTTTTTATCAGCATCGGGTAAAGAGGGGTTTAATGATTTTTCTTTTTTGGCAAAAATGAGCTGCATCAGCAGGTGTTTCAAAGTGCCAAAGTACCTGAAATGGCGCGATTTTCTGGAATATTGGCAAAAAACAGCATCCTTTATAGTATCAACATGGCATCGCCAAAGGAAAAAAAGCGGTACTGCTTTTTCACCGCTTCCGCGTAGGCGTGTAACACGTGCTCCCGGCCGGCCAGCGCGCTGACCAGCATCACCAGTGTGGATTTGGGCAAATGGAAATTGGTGATCAAACCGCTCAAGATCTGAAACTGATACCCGGGATAGATAAATATGTTAGTCTCCCCTTCTCCGGCCACCACACGGCCATTGTGCGCCGCACTTTCCAAGGTGCGGGTTGAGGTGGTGCCCACCGCAATCACACGCCGTCCTTCGTCTAGGGCCTTATTGATGGTATCGGCCGCCTCCGACGTAATGCGATAATATTCGCTGTGCATCTTGTGGTCCAAAATATCGTCTACCTGCACCGGACGGAACGTGCCCAAACCCACATGCAGCAAAACCTCCACCAGCTCCACTCCCTTT